ACTCGCGGTCGTCACCGTCGCATCCGGGGGCATGCCGGTGGCTGACGTCACCGCCACCACGCCCAAACTGGGCATGGCGATCAGCGAGGCCGCCAACGGCAAGGGCATCGCGGTGACCAAGGTCGCCGCAGGCAAGCCGGGTCTCGCGGTCGTCTATGTGGTGCCGCCGCCGTGATCGAACTGGTCGAGGTTGCGCCGGGCAAGTTTCGAGTGAAGCGACCCGAACTGAAGCCCGCGCGCTCCGACCTTCCATTGCCGAGCATCATTTCCGACATCATGCCGCCGACCGAGCAGGTCGATGGCAAATTCTACACATCGAAGCGTGAGTTCAGGGCTGTGGGCAAGGCGCACGGCCTGATCGAGATCGGCACCGAGAAGCTGAAGCCGAAGCAGCGCATCACTTCCACCAAGGAAGAACGCCGCGCCTCGATCAAGAAGGCCATCGAACAATATAAATCCCGATAGCGGAGATCAGATATGTCAGACGTCACCGTCGCCCCTGCGGGCGGCGCGCCCGCTGCTGCGCCCACCAATGAAGTCGTCGTCACGCCGCCGCCAGTCACGGCTCCGACCCCGGTCGGCTCGCAGGCCCCCGACAAACCCGCCTCCGACATCAAGGGCAGTGAACACCGCCCCCAGAGCCGCCGGGAGGCCATACAGGCGGCGTTCGACCGCGCCAACAGTCCGCCAGCCAAGACCGAAAAGCGCGCCGAGCGGCCCGCGCCGAAGCCTGCAGATGCCAAGCCCGGCCACAATCAGCCGCCGGAAGAAACCAAGGCCGAGGGCCTCGATCTGAAGAAGCGGCCAGCGGATCAGCCACGCAGCGAGCGTGGCCAGTTCGCGCCGCGCACACCCGATGAGCGAACCAGCCGACCGCTGCCGCAAGGCCAGCCAGCGCAGCAGCAGGCGAAGCCGGTCAACCCATTGCCAGCGCATGCGCCGTTCCGCGAGCCGCCGACGCGCTTCTCCGAGCGCGGCAAGGCCGAGTGGCATCAGGCGAGCGAGAACGTGCGCGCCGACGTGCATCGGATGGAGAGCGACTTCAACGAGGCCTACAAGCGCTACCGTGGCGACCATGAGGAGATGAACAAGGTTCGTCCCTTCCACGATCTCGCCACCAAGCACGGCACCACGCTGCAGCGGGCGCTGACCAACTACGTCAACATGGAGACGAAGCTGCGCCAAGACCCGATTGGCGGGCTGGACGTCATCGTCTCGAACCTCAACCTGCGCTCGCCCGACGGCCAGAAGCTGACCTTCCGCGACATCGCCTACCACGTTCTGAGCCAGTCGCCCGAGGCGCTCAAGACCATGCAGATGGGCAATGCGCAGCAGGCGGCGCAGCAGCAGATCGGCTCGCTGCATGCCGAGATTGCGGGCTTGAAGCAGACCCTGCAACAGATGCATACTCAGGCCCAGTTCTCTTACACCCGGTCAGCGGTCGATCAGTTCGCCGACGCGCATCCGAGGTTCGATGAACTGGGCGACCTGATCGAGAACGAACTCAAGTTCGGTTTCGATCTGGAGACTGCCTACCGGCGCGCGGAGTTACTCCGCCCGACCACGCACGCGGCTCAGACCCGCTCCGCATCGGCTCAGACCCGAACTGCCGACAAGTCGATCTCAGGCTCACCCGGCGCTGGCCCCTCAAACGGGACGTCGAGGCGCGCAGATCAACCCGTCGGTCGTCGTGACGCAATCCAGAACGCGATCCGTCGCGTCGGGAGCGGCACATAAACCCTGATCATGTGGAGCGGCAATTATGCCCAACGTCACCTCGAATGCTGCTTATCAGCAGATTTTGTCGATGGCGCTGGAAGATCGTTCTTCCGGCTACCAAGACCTTGTGAGTAACAACAACGCCCTTCTCGCCGTGATGCGGCGAAAAGGTCTCTGGCAGACCTATTCGGGTCCGCGCATCCGCCAGACGCTGCAGATCGGCAAGCAGGTCGCGCAGTGGTATTCCGGCTACGACCAGCTGCTCAATCCCGCCATCGATCTGTTCAACGACGCCTACTTCGATCCGAAGATGGTGGTCGTGCCTGTCATTCTCTCGATGCAGGAAATCCTGAACAACGAAGGCGAAGCGCAGCTGATGGACGTGTACGACAGCTATATCGACGCTGCCGAGCGCGCCCTGCAGGACACCATGGATGCCGGTCTCTACAGTGACGGCACCGCCAACGGCGGCAAGCAGATCACTGGCCTTGCGACCGCGATCCCGATCACCACCAACTCCGGTGTCTACGGCGGCATCGACCGTGGCAGCGCCACGATCTGGCGCACCTCGACCTTCGACGCGCACTCGTTCTTGGCAGGCTCGACGCAGGTGACCTCGACCACGATCCGCCCGATGTTGAACTACGTCATGACCAACCGCTCGCGTGGCCGCGACTACGCCGACCTGTTGATCATGTCGCCGGAACACTATGCGGCCTACGATGCGGCCACCATTGCGATCCAGCGCCAGCAGAACGAGACCTCTCTCGGCAAGCTGGGCTTCTCCGCACTGGAGTACATCGGCGGCGGCAAGCGTGCCGAGATCGTGCTGGACGGCGGCATCGGCTCGAACATGCCAGCGAACACCACGTTCGGCATCAACACCGACAGCCTGCGTCTGCGCTATCACCCGAACCGCAACTTCGACAAGCTGTTCGAGGGCGACGGCCAGATGCCCATCGACAAGGACGCCATCGCCCAGTTCATCGGGTGGATGGGCGAACTGACGATGGTCAATCCGCTGTTCAACTGGCGCATGTACGACAGCAATCCTGCTGCCTGATCAACCAAGGGGTCGCCTCAATCCGGCGGCCCCTTTTCCTTTGGGAGAGTATCTATGCCTGCCACGCAAGACCCCGACGACGTGCTGCTGGTGCTGTTTCGTCATCACGCCGAACCCAACGAGGCCAAGAGCCGCGAGGCAGGCCGCCTGATCTGCGATGACGTCGAGGTGGTGGAAATCCGCCGACCCGGCGCGCGGGACTACAGCGTGCATCCGGCGCTGGAGGTGTGCGGCTGGCGGCCCGATCCCGAGACCGGCTTTCAGGTGAAGTACACCTACGCCGAACGCTTCTCGCGGCAGTACCGCCAGTTCAAGGCGCAGTCGGCGCAGACCAAGAGCGGCACGCCGCTGGCGCATGCGCCGTTCCTCACCGAGGCGCGCCGCGCCGAACTGAAGGCGCTGAACATCTACACCGTCGAAGCGCTCGCAACCCTCGACGGGCAGGAACTGAAGAACATTGGCCAAGGCGGGCGCGAACTGAAGAACGCCGCGATGGAGTTCATCGAGAACGCGAAGTCGAACGTGCCGACGCTGCAGCTGCAGGCCGAGGTGGAAGCGCTGCGCGCCAAGAACATGGCGCTGCAGCAGGACATCGAGGGCCTCAAGCGCGTCGAGCAGGAGTTCGAGGCGATGTCCGATAAGGAACTGCGCGACTACATCACCGCGAACACCGGGCACGCGCCGCACGGCTCATTGGCGCGCAAGACGCTGGTGCGGATGGCGATGGACGCCAAGACCGAGAAGGCGGCATGACATGACGCTGCTGACGGTGGTGAAGGATGTCTGCTCCGTGGTTGGCGTGATCCAGCCATCGAGCGTGTTCACCAACATCACCGGCACCCGCACCATGCAGGAGATGCTGTCGCTCGCCAACGAGATGGCGCAGCGGATCGCCTACGACACCCGCGACTGGACGAAACTGAAAAAGACCAACCTGTTCACGGGCGACGGCGTCAAGGGCGCGTTCGACCTCCCGGCCAACTACAAGCGCATGCTGCTCACCGCCAACGTGTGGCGCTCGACCACAGCACTGCAGCCGATGATCTTCATCCCCGACGCCGACGAGTGGATACAGCGCCGGGCGCTGAACCGGTTCTCGGCATGGGGCGAGTGGACGATTGTCGGCGGCCAGATGCTGATCTGGCCGGTGATGGCGGTGGGCGTCACCGCGACCTTCGCCTATCTCGACAAGAACTGCGTGGCGCTGAAGTCGGGCGGCGTCGGCGACAGCTTCACCGATGACGGCGACAGCTTTGCGCTCGATGAGCGGCTGCTGAAGCTGGGCATGATCTGGCAGTGGAAGGCGCAGAAGGGCACCGCCTACGCCGAGGACATGGGCACCTACGGCGATGCGCTGCAGACCGCGATGGGTAAGGACAGTCCGTCTCCGATCATCATTGACCGTGGGCCTGCGTCAAGGACCGTCAACGTCGCCTACCCGTGGCCGGTGCCGACATGAGCCTGCATCAGGCCTTCCGCCGCCAGCCGGTGCCGCAGCAGGTTGCCCAGCAGCTGCAGGCGATCACGATCCCCGCACCGACGCGCGGGCTGATCCTGAATGAGAACGAAAGTTACATGCAGCCCGGTGCGGCGCTGATCATGGACAACTGGGTGCCGACCATGAAGGGCGTCAAGCTGCGCGGCGGCTGCACCCGCTGGAGCGTGCTGCCCGAAACCACGCCGGTCATTTCTGCATTCCGCTTTGCATCCGGCAACAACCAGCGCATCTACGCGGGCAACGCCACCAAGCTGTACGACGTGACGTCGAACGCACCGGTCGTGATCAAGTCGGGGCAGGCATCCGGCAACTACTGCGCCAGCCAGCTGGCGAACCAAGGCGGCGACCACATGCTGGTCGCCAACGACGCGGGCGACTACCTGCTGCACTTCGACGGCACGACGTGGACGACGTTCAACGCCAGCCAAATCCACACTGATCCTGCGCTGACGCCGCCGCCGTCGTGCATCAACGGGCACAACCTCACCTACGTCTGGAAGTACAGGAACAGATATTTTTTTATCGAAGGCGGCACCATGAACGCATGGTACTTGCCGCTCAATGCGTTTCAGGGGCAGCTGTCGATGATCCCGCTGGCGGGTGCCGCCACCAAGGGCGGCAAGCTGCTGTTCGGGGCGACGTGGTCGCTCGATGCAGGCGACGGCATTGACGAAAAATGCTGCTTCGTCACCGACCTTGGCGAGATACTGATTTTCACCGGCACCAATCCTTCGGATGCCGCGAACTGGCGGCAGGAGGGGCGCTACTCGATTGGCGCGCCGATGGGCATGAACGCGCACCTGCAGGTCGGCGGCGATCTGTTGATCGCGACCGTTGACGGCATCGTGCCGATCTCCGCTGCGATCACCAAGGACAGCGCGCAACTCGATCTGGCGGCGATCACGGTGACCATCAAGCCGATGTGGCGCGACGAGGTGAATGCCAAGCGCGCGTGGTCGTGGACGATGGAAAAGTGGGATGAGTACGGCGGCATCTTCGTGACATGGCCCGGCGGCAATCCCGGCAACCGCTACTGCGCCGCCGTCAACGCGGCGACCGGCGCGTGGTGCCGCTTCGTCGGCTATGACGCCACCTGCTTTGTGCGGATGCGCGGCGATATGTATTTCGGCACGCAAGGCGGCATCATCATGCAGGCCGACCGCACCGGCTACGACGACGGCGTGCCGTACACGGCGACTTTGGTCGGCGGCTGGGAGATGTTTGCTTCGCCACCGAACACCATCACATGGCGACAGGCGCGGGCGTCGTTCGCCGCCGCCAATGCGCAGCCGTTCCAGCCGCAGCTGGGTGCGACCGTCGACTATGTCATCACGCTGCCGCCGCCGCCACCTGCCGGTCCCGATCCCGGCGTGGCCGATCTTTGGGATGAGGGGCACTGGGGGCCTGACATGGGTGGGCCGCCGCCGCCGGTCCCGACAGCGCCGCAGCGCGCCCAGTATGCGCAGTGGGATCAGCCCGCGCCCGGCAAGGCCGTGGTGCGCAACACCGGGTGGGTGAGCATCGGATTGACCGGCTACAGCCACGCGCCGGTCGTGCAGGTCACCGTGGCGCAGCAGGCGAAGCCCGACGTCGAACTGATCTCGATCTCCGCTGTCTACGAGCGCTTGGGCGTCAACGTCTGAGGAGTGAACAATGGCGCTAACACCCTACGATGATGTTGGTCAGCTGGGTGGACTGTTCGCGCCTGCCTACATCGCAGGCGATCCGAACTCGATGACGGCGGTGGCGCGCTGGAACGAGGCGCATCTCAAGCGCAGGCCTGCAGCTGATCCGTGGATGCAGTCGTCACCCGTGGCCGCGCTCGCGAACACGTTGTGGTCATTGCCACCGATGTCGAGCTCGGTTTGCTGGATGTAGAAACGCACCCAAAACGCAGTCGCTGGCGTGGGGACAGCCAGCATGCGGTA